TTGCACATTTCTTTATTTAGGCAAAACGATTTAAATTAAGAAAGTGAGAAAATGTGAATTATTTGTAACATTTATATTGACTTCTTTATCATTTGTGGTGTAAAGGTAACATTAAATGATTCAGGTCGCATAGCTCAATTGGTAGAGCAGTCGCCTTGTAAGCGGCAGGTTTTCGGTTCGACTCCGAAGGTGACCTTTAATAACGGGATGTCGGTTCAAATCCGGCTCCCGTAATTTGTTTTTACTCCCACCCTCAACGCAGGAGGTTTTAATCATGATCCAGCTAGCGGAACCGCTCAACCGTAAGAAGACAATCAAAATCATCGACGAGTGCAAGCCGCGCACACCACAAGCGAGTGAATTTTTTTCATCTGGATTTTTAACGGTAAACGGAGGCCAGCTATCAGAATTTATTTCCATCACAAAGCTGGATCTCAAAAATAAAAAGATTGGGATTAAAAGATTAGGTGAAGGTGAGAAAATTTATGATTTAGTTATCCAAGGTATTCAAAAAGGAAGCGAATCAAACGACGCTCTGAACAAGCTGAACGCCAAGAAGCCAACGAAAAGGCCAGTTGAAAATAAAATTCAAATTGCAGCTCGAATAACGTTTCAATCAGATCCATTTAAATCTCATGAGGAAAAGAATTTTTTAATAATTAATGATTGCAAAACCGTTGAACAAGTTGCTGAACGTGTTAAACAGATTTTGATTATGGAATTGGACAGATGACAAACCCAGCACGATGCACAGCACGACAGTTAAAATTTTTTGAGCTTAAATGCCAGGGATACACCAACGTAAGGGCTGCTATTGAAGCCGGGTATTCAAAGAAATGTCCTAGGCGTGTTGCTGATAATATAGTCAGCTATAAATGGTATCAAGATTTAATGAAAAAACACGCTGACAAGATCGAAAAGAAAATTGAAATTAACTCTGAAAAAATCATCACCGAACTTTCTCATTCCGCATTTTTCGACCCGATTAATATTTTTGATACTGAAACCGGATGCGTAAAGCCGATTGACCAGATACCGGAGGAAACACGCAGAGCGATTGCGTCAATTGACGTACAGGAAACATACGAGTTTGATAAAGATTTAAAAATCAAGATTAAGACCGGTGAAATAAAGAAAATCAAGTTTTGGGATAAGCCAAGATGCAACGAGCTTATCGGTAAAAATATCGGGATGTTTGCGGATAAATTAAAAGTTGATGTTTCAACTCCTGAACTGACTGAGGCTTTAGGTAAGCTTCTCGGAGCCACAATCAAATGAGAATATGTACCGAGAGTTATAAATTAATAAAACTTATGAAAATACCGATTGAATCTGCTCCTGAAGGAAGCGGGTTTTTTAATTTATGGCCGAGACAGGAAGACTATTTGGATTTACTGCACATGGAAAGAATTCTTGTCTATCTTAAAACAAGGCAGGTTGCAGGAACGAGGCTTACAATGGCCGATTCAATCGCCTGTGCAATCTCAATCCCAAACTGGATTTTTCAGGTATTCAGCAAGACCGGCCCTGATGCTGAAGAAAATCTTCAGAAAGCAAAAGAAATGTTTTACTCACTCCCTAAAGAAATTATTTCTGCCGCAAAAGTCAAAAAAGACACATCTGAAGAACTGGCTTTTGAAAACGGGAGCCGTATTATCTCTTTTCCTGCGAACCGTGGATGCGGATTTACATCTGACAGGGTTTTGATTGACGAAGCCGGGAAGATTGTACCAAGCACATCAAAAACAACTCTTGAGAAGCTTTTAAAAGAGGTTGAGCCAACAGTACAAAAAATGAACGGACAGTTGATTATTTTAGGAACGGCCAACGGTTACAACCTGTTTGAAAAGTATTATTCCAGGGCAAAAAAAGGACTCGGAGGGCTAAAGGCTTTTTTCTTCTCTTCAGAAGATGACCCAACTTTTACACCTGAAAAAAGACAGCAGGAAGTTGAAAAATGGGGAGAAGACCACGTTAAGCAGGAGTATCCAAGAAACGATCTTGAAGCCTTTTTAATGTCCGGTAGATGCAGATTCAACCGGTCAGCAATATCAACGCTAAAACTTGCTAATACTGAGTCAGAAATCGGGTTTCTTGAAGAAGTCAACGGGATTGTTAAATTCAATTTGCACCCTGAAGGATGGTTTAAAATATGGCGAAGACCTGCAGACTTAACAGAGGTTTTCGCTACAGGCGCAGACATTGCGGAAGGGATTGTTGAAACAGATAAAAACGACCCTGACTTTTCAACAGCTTGCGTACTGGATAGAAACGCGGTTCAGGTTGCTGAAATACAATGCCGATTAGAACCGGATGTTTTTGCCGTTGAACTTGTGCGGATTGCAAAATTTTTCAACAACTGCCTACTTGGCGTTGAGCGCAACAAAGACGGGCTTGGAGTGCTGAAGAAGTGCAAAGAACTTGGCTATACCAATCTTTACAGTCAGGAAGATTTTAACCTTGAAAGACACATCAAAGAAAAGAAACTCGGATGGACAACTGACAAGATTTCAAAGCCGATGCTTATAGGGTACGGGGATGAACTCATAAGATACCTTAAAGTCACAATTAAGAGCGAGTTTTTAATCAAAGAGCTGATGACCTACGTAATCTTCAACGACGGATCTACAGGCGCAGAGGAAGGATGTCATGACGATTTAGTTATGGCCTTCATGATTGCGCTCTGGATGCTTAAATACGTGCCTGAAAAGAACCCGTTACCAAAAATTATTGATGCATACACAGACGAAAACCACGCACAAGACAAACAACTCCAGGAAGTAAGGGGATATTGATAATGCCCGAAGAAACCACAGACAAAAAAAGCTTTGATCTCAATTCAAAGATTGAAGAAATAACCAATTTGATTTGCGCTTCGGTAACTGAAAGCGAGCTGAATCTATCTTCAACTCTTCATAAGGAGTGGGACAAATGGGAGATGGATTACCGGGATAAAAAGCCGAAAAAGATTTTCCCATTCAGGGGATGTGCAAACTTCAGCGTTAATATTACAAGTACAAATATTGACGGTATGACGCCAAGGCTTGTCGAAGACCTGTTCGACTACAACGAGCCGATCGAGGCCGTTGCAGTTGATATTAAAGACCCTGATTCAAAACTTGCGTCAACTATTAACCGGTTTATGTCCTGGGATATTGAGTCAAACGACTGCCTTAGAGAAGAATACTGGTATTGTATAGAGAATGCGGAGGTCAACGGGCTTTCATTTTCTTACACCTACTGGGAGAGCGAAAAAGGCTATATTAAATCCGATAAACAGATACTTTTGATTAACGGAAAACAGGGGCTAGGCAAGGACGGGATGCCACTTGAATACACGCCTGAAGTGATTGAGAGCTTGAAGGCTAAAGGCTATCAGGTTGAAGAACAGACTGTAACAGTAAAAGAATTTAAATATAAAAAATATGCGCCTAAAACTGTTTGCCTTGATGGACGTGATGTGTCATGGAACAAAGACGCTATCAGCATGGAAGACGCATTTAATAACGGTTTTGTCTCAATCAAGATATGGAAGACTTTGGACGAGATAAAACGGATTGTACAGGGCGACACGAAAAGCATTTTTTCAGACTACAAAAAGTTTGAAGAGATAATGGTAACGCACACTGACGCAAAGTCTCTATCTCAAGCATGGAAGCCGAAGAAAATTGAATTCAGGCTTGTATTTACTCAGCTTGACATTGACGGAGACGGACTTGAAGAAAAAGTCATTGTCCTTGTTCATCTGGACACAAAGACTTTAATCGGGATTCAAGAGTTTGATTATGACCATGGTGAATGCCCTATTGTTCCGTTCAGAATCAAACCACTTCATAAAAAAATTAGCGGGGTTGGAATCGCTGAAATGTTATGGCATGAAAAGGGGTATCTGGATTCCATTAGGAATCAAATGTGCGACAATAGAACGCTACATAACAGCCCTACACGCCTTTTTACAAAAGGATCAGGTTTTAACCCTGCTATCCACCGTCCAGGATTCGGGGCGACGTGGGAATTGATAGAAATCTCTGATGGAACGATGCGAGTTGAACAGATAAACCCAATTCATAATGATTTATGGAACGAGTTTTCAGCCCTGAAATCTGAAGCAAATCAAAGAGTCGGAATGTCTGAAATCACCAAGGGAGCAATGCCGGATCAGAGCATGACTTTTAGGGGTATGATGATGCTCTTAGAAGAGGGATCAAAAAGCCGTGGGATGTTCAAGCGTTGGATTGCTCAAAGCATACAGAAAGTCTCTTATCAGCGTTTAAGGCTATATCAGCAATATTGGGGCAAAGAATCAAGACAAGACAAGCAGATTCAAAGATGGGTAAAAGAAATACTTGGAGAGAATAATAAAGTTTTTATTGAGGCCGGAGATATTGAATCTCTTGACCATAAATTCAACATAGTTTTGAAGGCCACAAACGACGACAAAAAAATAAATGTTGTTCGTACCAGGGACACAGCAGAATTTTTATTGCCTATGCCGGAAGTGCAGCAGAATCCGAAATACAAACGCAGATTGATAATTGAACAGTTGAGAGCAACAGGAGTCAAAGACCCTGACAGTTATTACCCTAAAATTGATGAGCTTGAAGCAATAGAACAAAACAGAGTGACGATAGCACAAAAGCAGATTGCGGAAGAACAGGCACAGGCACAGGCGCAGAAGGATAAAGAGATGAATGCGGCTCTGGACGCAAAAGAAGAAAGCGAAATTGCGGAGATTCACGACAAGACCAAAGAAAGAGAAATCGGAAGACTCGAAACTCTAAAAGAGCTTGGTTTAATGAATCAAATAGAAAATGCGGAAGCGGAACAGAATAGCGAAATGGCTACAATCGAAAAGGAGATGTAAAAAATGGGATACGACAAAGCTGACACAAGCAGAAATGCAAAGATCAATGCGGAACAGAAAGAGGCTCTTGCAGAAGAAAAAGTCAAAGTAAAAGCGGATTTGAAATACCTTCAAAACCTGAAGGATCTTAAAAGCTTTCCACAATGGCAGGAATCCGTTGAACCTCTTCTTGATGAATACAAGACTCGTATTTACAAGGAATTGATCGAGGAAAGTTCTACCGGAAAAGACGGGAAGACAAGGCAGGTTGAACCTGGTGAACTCATGATCCGTCAGAGAGTCCATAACAGGGTTAAAATGTTTATCAACCAGTTTGAATTCATTGAAGAGAAAATTAAGGATATGAAGGCGAAACTTGCACAGATTGAAAAAGACGAGGACGCTTTAGAGGTCATTGAATAATGGGATTTTTCGTCACCTGTAAGAAGTGCGGAAAGTTCAAAACGACGAACAGCGAAGGCAAAAAAAAGAGTCTTTGCGTAAAATGTATTCAGAATAAAACTTAAATAAACCGGATAGCCACCCAGAGCAACGGACTGTAAACAGCACCCAGAGCGACGGAACTTGAAAGGAAAAGAAAATGGACGAAGTAACAGCAGAAAACACAAACGAAGAAATCAAGCCAGAAGCGGAGAAATCATCTTTTGAAGCATGGCAAGAGAAACAGAAGTCTTTCAGCGAGCCAAAAGAAGATGAATCTTCAAAGCCGATTGAAAAGAAAACCGTTAAGACACCTGTAAAGCCAGCCACCCCTGAAAAGGAAGCTGAAGAAAAGGACGAAACGGAAGAAGCTGACCCTGAAAAGGAAGCGGCATCTGAACCTCTTGAAAAACGGCTTAAGGACAAAGATCGGTATATTACCAGGATTCTTGAAGAGCTGAAGGAATCAAAACGGAAGCTTTCAAAGAGGGACAAGGTGATTCATAAATTCGGTTCCGAAGCAGTTGTTTATGACGAAGACGGAGACCCGGTTGACTTCAAGTTTGAAGAAAGAAAAAAGGAAGCGATCAAAGAATCAGACGAAAGCGACCCTGAACCACCTGAGCCAACAGAAGACGACGACATCAAGACTTTTAACCAAAAAGTCAAGGATCGTGTCAAATGGGAACTCAGGCAGGAAGCAAGGCAGAAGGAAGAAGCGAAGGCAAAAGAAAACGAAGCCAAAGAACAGCTTGAACAGGAAAAACTCAGAGAAACGGTTTTTAAAGAGGCCGTGAATGAGGATTATGACGGAGTTGTTGAGCTTTTCCCGGATGCTAAAAATAAGGAATCTGAACTTTTTAAGAAAGCAACAGAAATCTACCTGGCTGATAAAAAGAGACTTTCTTTAAGGTCTGATAGAAATTCCTATTGCTTCTTTCGTGCCGCTGACGCTCTCGGTTTAAAGCCTGTTATTGAATCAAAAGATCCTGAAAAAAGAGACGTAAAAATAACACTAAAGAAAAACCTCATGGATCTCGGAAGCCAGGGTGGCAAGGACTCCATCAACACGGATTCCGGATTCCTGAAATGGAAAAAAGAACAAGAACGATTCAAGTCTAGCGATTAGACTGAACAAAGGAGATAAAATACTATGGCAAGTTACAATCCGCCAAATTCACTGACAAAAGCCGATTATGTTAATGGCATTCCGGTTGTTTATGATGATTTGCTGAGATACGACTCATCACCACACAGCATTACAGCGGCTCTGGAAGGGCCTGAAAACTCAAAAAGTGCAATTCTCCGTAAAGATGATGTGACGAAGAAAGCCGGAGAGACTTTCCACTTTGAGACTCTTGGTTATTTAATGGGAAAAGGCCGTGGAACAGGCGAGAAGCTTCAGGGATACGAAGAAAAACCGGCTCTTGGCCGATTTACTCTGACCGTTTCTCTGAAAAGACACGCAGTTTCCAGGCAGCAGGAAGTTGACGACCTGGCTCTTTTCAAAGTTGGTGAGTGGGCGAGACCTCAGTTAGCTGAATGGTTTGGACGAAGAATGGATAATGACGCTTTTGTTCAGTACATCACAACGGATGTACAGAAGCAGATTTACGCAGGAAATGCGACGGCTGTAACGAACCTAAGAAAGTTGGACGGAACAATCTCCACTCTGAGCGTTGCATCTTTAAGGAAAGCCGGAATCACTCTTGAGTCTTCCGGTGCGCCTCCTATCATCACAATCAATAAAAAAGGCAGAGCGTTTCCTATTTACGGTGCTTTCATCTCCACCTTTGACAAATACAATCTCATGCTTGACCCTGCTTTTGAAAAGCTGAACATGTACGCAAATGTTGCAGGTGAAGACAATCCCGTATTTACAGGGGCTTTTGGTTTGATTGGTAATATTTTATGCTACCAAACGCACCAGATCAGGGGTGACGGTGGAGCTTTAAGACCTGAAGCAAAGATTCATGGAGCACATGCCGCTGACGCTGTAACAATCGTTGTCGGTGCTGACGAGACAGGAATCATTGATTACACTGAATTCTTCCCTGCTTCCGGTACTCTGTCTATTCTTGGTGAAGACGGTAAAACCGAGTATGTCACTTATGCCGCAAAAACGACATATTCTTTTACCACTTGTACAAGAGCTGTTACTTACGGAGATGTAACTTCCGTTGCCGCTGCTTATACCGGTGGAGATACAAACGAAGAATACGTTTCTCTTGGACATTTCCAGAGTAAAATCATTTGTTTTGGTGCGCAATCCATGATGAGAGCTTTTGCGAAAAACACTTCTCATGTCGTTCAGAAGTCTGACTATGATGAAGAAATGGGTATCGGTATTCGATACATCGCAGGTCACAAGGCAGTGAAGAATTCAAACGGTAAAAACAAGTCTTATCTGATTCTGAATGCTTGCTCATTCCCTTCAGATGCGGCTTTAAACTAAACAATAAACAGGAGAACAAAAATAATATGAAAACAGTTATTTCTTTAATCGTGTTTATTGCTGTGATGGCCTTTTCGCTTGTGTCGGAAGCCGGGAACGCAAGGCGTCCGACATTTGCAGCAGACCAGACTGCAATCGTTGACACTGACAACGGAAGAGCCGCAGATGTTGACTCCACTTATGACGCCCTGACAGTCAAGACAGCCGGAGGCGATTCAATGATATATGCCAATGCTGACGAGACGGTTATTTCTACCGGATGTATGATTTCAAGCATATCTTTTCTGGCGGATACCGCAGGAGAAGATGTGATTCTATATGACGGTAACGGTGATAATAAAGTCCAAAAATGGAGAGTCATGAACGGGCTTGCAAACTCAACAAAGGAAATTAGTTTCCCTGGGGGTTTGAAATTCAACGATGACGTTTATGTCGATGTTGATGCAGGTGACGAAGTTTACATCTGTTACACGGCTAAATAACAATTAACCAATAAGGGGGGCTTCGGCTCCCCTTTCTTAAAAAAACTATGATTATAAATAAAGAATTTCCAATAATAGAAAGTGAAACAAGCATGTTTGACACAGTTCTAAAGATTCTGGTTTTCCTCTCAACTCTGGTTTGTTTACCGGATAGAGGTCTTTTCGTCTTTGAACAAATATGGTTTCATATCTCTGTTATTATTCTGGCTTTAACTGCATTCGCTTCTGAAAAACAGCGTGATTTTAAACCATGGCTTCTTATTGGATTCAACGCAGTATTCATTTTAAACGTGTTCACACACAGTTTTAATCCTCTGGTGATGCAGTACGCTTTAAACGTGTTTCTTTTGTCTCTGACGGTGTTTTTAGTTGCTTCCTATACTCAAAATTTTAGATCCGTGATTAAATGGATATTTGCTTCGTATATTGTGACAAGTGTTGTATTAGTCTTCCAGTTATACGGATTCAATCTGCTTCAAACTTCGCTTGGAGAGAATTCAGGTGGTTTAATGGGTAATCTCCCAAGACTTTCCTTTCTTGCTTGTCTTGTGCTTCCTTTGGCCTTCAAGAGCAAGGCTAAATTTCTTTTAATACCTCTGATTATGCTTTCATGCGGATATATTCAGCCTCAATACTGCATATTTGCGGTGTTTTTAATATGCTTCTGGTTCAGGTGCGGTTCTTACGGAATAAAATCCGTGATTGCTTTCTGTATTGCTTCAATTTTAATTTACGTTTATCTGACAAAACCGGTTTCAATCAATCTCAGGATTGACTATTACTTTTTAATCCTTCGAGACTTCTTTTCTATTTACTGGATTTCCGGATTCGGCGCAGGGATCCCATTTGCAAAAGATATTGGATCAAGAGATATGCAGACTTATTCAAGTATTCTTCAGTTTGTTTTTACAACCGGGATTCCAGGGGCTATCTGGCTTTGTTTCACGTGTGTCAAATTCTTTAAATCCTTCAGGGCTTCCGCTCTGAATTTATCAATATTAGCCTTCGGGATTATTTCGATATGGGAATACCCTTTTGAAGTCCGTCGGCTCTGGTTTGTACTGGCTGTTTTAATTGGATTTTTAATCATTGAAAATAAGGAAAATCAAAGATCATGAAAAAAGAACGTCCTTTAGTGACCGTCAAATATATCGGTGAAAATGCTTTTATTCAGGCTTCGGAAGGGTTCAAGACATTCACTTTTCCAAGAAATAAAAATGTGAAAATTTCTCATGAACTTCTTGAAACGATGTTTGAATCTTATACCGGGGAAATGGAAGTTGTTTCAGTTGACAGTAAAGAAATGGAGATTGTCGAAACAAACCTTGATGAATCACAGTCTGAAGTCAAAACAGTTTCCAGACGTGGGAGACGTTCTTAATGAACCTGGCTCAGATGATCAACAGATTCATGCAGGACTACGGGGAACCGAACTATAACAAGTTTCCTCTGTCACTGATTAAAGAATGGTTTGACGAGGCTCAGAGGGTAATCAACAAAGAGACAAAGAGCATCAAGAAGACTTCACTTGTAAACGCTGTAAACAATCAGCGTGTTTATTCATATCCTACCGACATTTTAGACAAAGCCGTTGACGATGTTTTCTATGGTGACGATTCGACGAACACTGAAAGAATCCCGTTGATTTTTGATTCAATGGAAAACCTGAAACTTGTTGACCAGTATTTTTACACACGCACCGGCAGCCCTACGCATTTTTATCATGATCCGCATGAAGGAAAGATAGGGATCTACCCTTATGAAGCATCTGTTTCAAACGGAACGAACAAGATCAAGATCAATTACCGGGGAAAACATACAAAAATGACAAGGCTTTACGCTACCGGGACCGTAACGGTATCCGCTTCAACAGCCGTCACCGGATCCGGAACTGTCTTCCCTGGCAATGCTATTGCAGGCGACTCTTTCGGTGTTGGGGCCCTGCTCAGCCGTCAAACTGAATTTCCTTCAGACTTTTTCACAATTGAAGCAATCGGCGGCGATACATCTCTGACGCTGTCTTCCGCATACAGTGGCGCAGCTGGTTCTTCATTATCGTTTATCACGGCTTCAACCTCAAGCTTCACGGATGACGAATTGAATATGGCTTGTGTGTTGTACGTTATGGCTCTTGCTCATCGTAAAGATAAAGAACTTCAGCTTTATGCGGACTTTAAAAAAATGGCTAAAGATGAAGCAAATGCTGTCCAACACGACGCTGAAAAGCACCCTGCAAAATGCACGTTTCAGACGCCTTCAGGAACTTCTCAGGCGATAATTAATGATTATTCGGAGGTTTACTCTGAATAATATCAAGATTCCGACATTTGGAGGAATTGAACAACGTAAAAGCCCGTTAAAAATAGCGGATAACCGGTCTTTTGACGCTTCAAACGTTGTCTTGAATAATCCATACGGGGCTTTAAATAATCTGGTTGGAATGACGAAATGGTCGACGGCCGGAGTTGGCAAACCTATTCTTGCTTTATGGCAAATGAGAGATAGAAGTATTTGCTTTCAAGTTGGTTCATATTTAAATTCTTCTTTGGGTAAATGGTATAATGGCAAATGGATTTTTAATCAGGATTTAGACACTTTTAATTCAATAAGCGCAGGCGTGAGAGCTTGGAACTGGATATGTTCAACACCTACAAACGATCTGTACGCTTGTGTTTATAATGGACTTATTTATAAATTAACAAATAGCACAGGTTCATGGGTAGCGCAAACAAGCACTTCAGCAAAATATCAATCAATTTGTTCAACTCCTTCAGGTGATATTTATGTTGCTATTAATGGAGGATCAATACTCAAGCAAACCGGCGGTACAGGGGCTTTTGTTGCTCAAAGTGTATCTGGTTCTTATTTTTGGCAAGTTTATTCTACACAGTCAGGTGATGTTTATTATGGAACTGAATCAGGAGATATTTATAAGCAAACCGGAGGAATAGGGGCTTTTGTTGCTCAAAGTGCAGTGTCTAAATGGTGGTATAGATTCACATCAATAAGTAATGGAGATGTCTATGCCGCTGTTTATGGTGGCGACATTTATAAGCAAACCGGAGGAATAGGGGCTTTTGTTGCTTTAGGTGTTGGTAATAAAAATTGGCGTTTTCTATATTCAACTCCTTCAGACGATGTCTATGCCGCTGTTTATGGTGGCGACATTTATAAGCAAACCGGCGGTACAGGGGCTTTTGTTGCTCAAGGTACAGGGTCTAAAAATTGGATGTCAATTTCATCACTTTCAAACGGTGACGTTTATTCGTGCGTTGTTAATGGAGATATTTATAAGCAAACCGGAGGAATAGGGGCTTTTGTTGCTCAATTAGCAAGTTCTCTTACGTGGTGGATAATGACTACTAATAGCGCAGATGAACTATATTTATGTTGTTTTAACGAGAATATTTATAAGGCGACAATAGCTGAATGAAAACTCACACCATTTCAACTTTCAACGGTATTTTTATTCCTATCGATCCAACAGACATGAAAGACGAAAACTGCGTTGATTGCTCAAACGTGGACATAAGCACAGAAGGGCAGCTTTCAAGCATTCAAGGGATGACTAAATTTATCAATACCGGTTTAAACGCTCCGATAAACGCCTTGATTCAGTTCGGGGATTTAACGACTTTCTCAATTTATAACGGAACACTAGGGAAACTTTAATCATGGCAACAAGCATTTTGACAGGATTGCAACCGAATTTAAGACCTTCTCTTCTGAATTTCAGGGGTCTTGCCTTCGCAGTGGACGGGCTGAACATCCCTTTTTATTTCGATCATGTCAGTTCATGGAAATGGAAGGCTAACACACCGACAACGGCATTAACAGCGGTTGAAAGCGGTTCAGGGGCAATGAACGGGGTTTATAAATACTTCTACACGGAGTTCAATATAAATTCAGGTGAAGGAACTGTCTATTATGGCCACGAGACACCACCCGGTCCGACTTACACAACAGGAAACCTTTCCTCAAAGAAAGTGACGCTGACACTTCCTGCAACGCCATTAAATACCGGGTTCACACACTTCAAAATTTACCGGACAGATGCAAGCGGTTCAATTTTTTACTTCTTGAATTATGTGGCGGTTGGCACGACATCTTATGAAGACAACAACGGAACCGGAGACGTAAACTTTCCTTTCGGTAAGCTAACTGATACTGATTCAGACACACCGATCCAGGATATTACATGGTTTGACCAGATAAAAGGGAATCCACGTTATATTATCGCTTCAAAGTCAAGGATACTTACTTTTGGGACAGATCCTTACACTACCGGACTTGTAAACGTGACAAACGCATCCGCAACGGTTGTCGGGGTTGAAACGAAATGGACAACTGCTTTAATCGGATCAAATTTTAAGAGGGAGGACGAAAGAAGCTATGTCATTCAGGCGGTAGCTTCTGAAACCTCCATGACTTTATCAGAGACTTATAAAGGCGTTACCGGATCAGGAAAAGCCTACGAAATCAGCACAGATGACAGCTTATTCCGATTTTGTGCTACCGACCCGTTGACTGCAAAACCTCAATGGTGGGCTTTCCCTGTGGATAATTACAAGTTTTTACGTTACGGAGACGATACGCCTTTGCAGGGTGGAGGTTTTATCGGTGAACAGCCGGTTCTATTCAAGAAAAAAAGCCATTACGGACTCACTGAAAACGGTGACGATTTCGCAGTCACAAAATCTTACGGAGAAATCGGACTCGGCTCTCACTGGTCAATCGTTAATGACGTTGAACAGGGTTTTCTTTATTTCGTCACTCCTGAAGGGAAGCTTTACAAGACCGATGGACTCAATTCCGTAGATCTAGGCGTCAATCTGGCCTTAACTGTGGACGGAATCAACACAACGAACATTAAACGCTGTCAGAGCGTTTTTTATGAGGCTCAAGGGTGGCTGATGATGATTTACGCTTCACGTGACTTCTTGGGTGACGGGTGCGACAGGATCCTTGTTTACGACAAGGCAACCGGTCAATGGATAATATGGAAGATTTTCGCAAACTGTATTTCAATCATGGAAGAGGTTGACGACGATGGACAGACAGTAAAAAGCCCTTGGATTGGAACTGTAGGCGGTTTTATTTATAAACTCATGAGTGGTTACAATCTCGGAGCCACAAGCGGAACTTTAACCGGTACAATCGGATCTTTAGGCACAAATACACTCACGGACGCAACAGCGACATTCAAC